TACAGGCCAGGTTAATACCCTGGTCCGTGTGGCGTGCGGGATGACTCTGTCATCTCCCACAAGGGAACAAAAGTCCCCCAACCCCCGTTAGTACGGAGGTTGCCACCCGAGCTTGATGCTGACGCGCTCGGGGCGTCCTGAACGCTCCAAATGCTCAGTATCAACGTTTGGCACGTCGATTGCGAGTCTTTGCTCAGCCGCTCGCGGAATTAATCCGAAGCCTGTGCCAGGGTCACGCATGAGACACTTGAGAAGGGCCCCAGGCCCATCGAGAGGACTCGACGGACTTTTGGCCACCAGGTAATAGCCCTTGACTAGAGGGCTCTGGTGGTATGGATGAACGCGCTGGAATTGGTAACCCAGCGCGCTTTCCCGGCCCAACACCGGTGAAGTTGGAGCTACGTTCGGAAAGGCTTTTAACAGCCTACCTAGGTAGTCGTCCATAAATCGGGCGCTCTGCCACAGTCCAGCCCAATAGAGCTGGTTTCTGAGCGAAACAGCCGAAACAACACCAGTTGCGTCAGTCCGTGATGTCGGAAGAGGCTCTCTGACCTTGACAATACTAACGTCTTGGCCATCGAAGTACTCCCGTCCGCAAGACTCTCGGAACCTTCCGGTCCAAAAGGACTTGCCAGCGTTAACTTTGAAGCCAAAGGCTTCGAGCTCGCTGATCACGGATAGCACATAGTCAACGGGGACAATCAAATCATCCCCGAAGACACGCACCTGCCCACGAAAACGCTTTATAAGCGTCTCGCGGGAAAGTGGGGCACTTAGCTCCCTTTCAATCCCCAAGAAGATCAAGGTCAAAAAGACCATAGCTTCAAAGGGAAAGCAGAGAGCTGAACCCATAGACGCGAACTTGGCTAAGCGTATAACGCCATGGCCAGGAACGTCAGCCTTCCGGGAACGACACGCTTGGACAGCCCCGAACAGTTCGGGAAAGTCCTCAAGCATCGCCCGTACATGCTGATTCGAAACACGATCGGAAGCCTCGCTCAAATCGAGCGTGGCGAGGTCCCCGCGACGGGACCCCTGTCGAGCCATAACCCTGTTAGGGGTCTGGTCATCGAATCCGATCACGCGCGAGAGGAAGTCATCCTCCTTAAACGCGTCAAGGATAGCACGCAAAAGCGCCTGCTGCGTATATTGCATCGCAGTCGGCTCAATCGCGATAATCCTTGGAGTTTTGATCGTCTTAGGTACGGAGATAACCCTAACGGGCACCTCCGCGCCAGGTTCGACGACGTTAATATCCCCTGCCACCTCGGCCCAAATCCGGGCGTTGGCAGCTAGGAATTCCTGCGCGGGAAAATACCGTTGCAGGCGTTGGGGCCAGGAACGCTGATCAAACTTACCGTTTCCGGTGAGTCGATCAGCGGTCGCACCTGGACCATGCTTGGGGACTAGTCGCCCCCAATGGACATCTCTGTCCACCTTAGCGAATAACTCGCCAAAGAGCATGCCTGACATACGCTTGAAATCAGCCATATAGGCCTCATCCAAGCAACTGTCAGACCAACGTACGTCGTGCTCACACTGAAGGTAGTCGGACATGGCTTTCGCCTCACGTTCAGAAGAAACCACCTTACGGTGACCGCTCCTGGGTTCTTTCGAACCATCGGAGTACGAAATCTTACTGAACATCAGCGTTAGCTGACGAACAGCATAGACTGCTTCCACATCCGGCTGCTCCAGAAGTACGCCACTACTAGGATCGAACACACGTGCAAGGAAACCCGAGAGAAATCTCGGGAAACCACTAAGACGTCCGGAACCCTTGCGGAATCCCGGAACGTCCGAAGGCACGACAAAACCTTGGTCAAGCCACTTTTCGGTAGCCTTTCCAAAGTCTGCCAGAGTTACGGCTAAAAACCATAACCCCTCGTGTTCGACCCGACTCGCGACGTAGTTTATGTCGCGAGTGGCGCTAGTGCAGCATCGCACGGCAAGTTCTTCCGCCGTGCGGGACCAGAGTGACATCAGGCTTTTCACTGTTCCCTCCTTATATGAGGTGGACAGATCCCTAGCCCTGATGACGCCCACTAAGCAAAAGGCTTAAAATAAACCTCCGCAATGGAGGTTAGCCAATTGCTCAACAACCAGGAAAGCAGCGTTGACCAGTGCCACCACGACCGCGATCACCCTAGCGGTGACCGTAGTACGTGGCAGCCTGTCAGACGCCCGGCGACCGACGCTTTCGCGCCGTGTGCCACCACGTCGTCGAGGAAAATCTCCAAGCGACATGGGCTACCTTGGTCCGTGACTATTAGAAGACGGAGCTCGACTCCTCTCCCGCCCACGGATTTTAATCCGTATGTAACGGGCAGGACGCGTTTCGACGCTAGGGCGTCCGGTAGTTCTACCCGGATTTCCCAACTGTCGAACGACAGAGTCGTCTTTGCTCCTACTCGAGGTGTGAGGCACCAGGCTGGACGAAGGACTCTTACGAGCCTCGTTTCGCTCAGGACTCACCCCCGAGGAGCTTCGTGATCACGGCGTCCGTAGACGCAGTGTACAGGCCCTTAAAGCCTGTGTACACCGCGAGGGCCTCAGTCGGCGTATAGCCGGCCGGAGGCAGGTCGAAGACCATGTAAACGGCCATTCCGACCTTCACGTTTTCCGACGGCTTAAAGACGTCGGACGCGACCTTGGACGTGTCGAACCGCAACATCCGTCGCGTGCGATTCCCGTACTGATGGGACGCACGCAGCGTATTGAGTCCGTCGCCACTGGTGTACTCAGACTCGTCATCCCCCACAGACGTGCGAGGGAGCGAGATCGTGGTACCCGAGATGGTAATGGACTGCGGATCGGTGAACGACATGGGCATCACTCCTAGGAGCCTTGTGAGACTCCCATTGGCGTTTATAACGTCAGAACAGCGGAACGCGACTAGCTTCGGGATATACCCAACGCAGCCGCGATGGCAAGCTGGATCGGACTAAGTCCTGACCAGGTTATGCCGAACCCAAAGGGGGTTGCCTTTCGACGCAGCTTCGTCTCAGTGACTAGGCTGACGTTTTGAGCACGAACGTTCCGATCCTGCAAAGAGGTCGGTCCGCCGTGAGTATAGGTCACCGTGGTAACAGTATGTTCCATGATGTACCCGTACTGCAACACCAGGCCATAGATCACCATATCGGTGATGTTGGAAAGTACATCTCCAACGTTGGTAAACCAATCAATGGCCCAACTCCAAGGGGAAAGGTTCCAGACAACATCAGGAGTTAAGGAGAGTCCGAAGACCTTCCTCGACGCCTGAGTTGCTCGCGTTATACGACTCCTGAGACTATAGTCTTTCGGAGTGTAATACGTGAAGGCGCCGGAAAACCAGCGCCTCTGAACCGTCTTGGTTTGACGGTACACCTTCCCGCTGGGGAGATCCGAGGTATACAGGGCAGCATGCGACGGCCTTAAATAAGGCGCCACATTTGTCCCCACAACCTCGGTATTCTCCGATGATACTGGTTTGAACTCAAACCGGCGACGAACCAGTTTGCCCGAGTCACGCTCAAACTGAGACATGACATTATGGGCATTAACAACGGCGCCAACCAATTGGTTGACGTCGTTGACAACTGGCTTCCATCCGAACTGGTAGTTCAAGTATTCCTTGGCCGGCACTTTACGTGCAGCCTCGGTCTTGTTCCGCCAGTTCCTCAGCGAGCTACCACTTAGGTCAGGTAGACCTTCGTGTAAAAGCTCACCCAGGAAAACGGATGTGTTCGCGACGGCATTGGTCGGCTTGCACTCTGCTATAGCCTTCGCCCCCCACGCATCCAGCGTTTGATTGCTGGAGTAAGTCGCAGGAGGAAAAGTGCATAAGCTCGGTGCGCGCGGCAAAACCGCGCCTGAGTACTTACAGTAACTCAGCCACCGGCCATCGGAGAGCACTTTCCCTTGAAAGGATTGTGCTGCGATTTCACTCGCGAGATAACTCTTCTGATTGAAGAATTCTCCACCGATGTCGCCACTGAAGGAGCGCTTTTGAATAGCTCTCCCCCAGTCGGGATGATTATCAGATCGAGTAACCTCGATCCCGTTCCAGTTATCTGCCAAAAGCAGATCCGAGGCGTGTCCGGTGGTGTCAAAAGACCCATCCGGATGGCCAAGGTCACGGGTCCCATAATCAATGGTACCGCGTGTAACCCCCCTATATGGGAGGTTGCGGACTTTAGTTACAGGCCGCGACTGGACAATAGAAACCAGAGCTCCTTAGGTCCTGGAGGGTAAACCCCTCCAATGGCTACCAACAACGGTTACCAACCGTCATAGGTAGTCTTCCACTGCACTGCGCCCGGGGCCCCGAAAGGGGCC